CAGGTTCGAGAACATCGAGGTCACGTATCCGGCTTTCATCGTGAAGGACAACAACACCAACTTTACGACCAAGATAGACGGATTCCGTAATGCGCTTGCGTCACAGGTCGGGTATCAGAAGCTGGTCGACACGTTCCACACGGACGAGTACAGAATGGCAGCGTTCATCGGTGGTCTGGAAGTGAAGCCGATACTGTACAACGACCATGCGGCGACATTTGACATCACCTTTACCTGCAAGCCACAGCGCTTCCTGACAACAGGAGACACAGCTGTCGCAGTAGCGAACAATGGCACGATAACGAATCCGACACTGTTTGATGCAAAGCCACAGCTTCAGGTCAAGGGGTATGGAGATATAACGCTTGGTGGCGGGATGATAAGCATACAGAATATCCCACTCGGCAACATACAGGTGGCAGATGGAGGAGGGGGGTACAACTCTACTACCCAAAGCCTTTATAATACCACAAACATTAATAACGGTGACCTTATTACATGTAACAGATTACCAGAAGTCGAGGTGATTATAAGTGCGGCGGTAAACACAGACACTTTTTCAAACCTGAACATATTGTCTGTAACTAACGCAACAGCAAGCGCAAACCTGCAAAACCCGAGATATGGATATGTGATATTATGCCCCGACGGTTTTGCATTCTCATATAATACATCTGCGTCTTATACGGCTTCATGCACATATAACCTAACGATAAACGGGACGTCATATACTGGTTCTGTCTCGTTTGTTATTGCATATAGTGGGACCACATTCACATACACAGCTACAGCGACGGCAGTTGGTTCGTCTGTTATTGGCAGTAAGACGATAAGGTATTATGGCTTGTACTGCGATTCCACAAAACAGGTAAGTGGCAACCCGTTGTATATCGACTTAGACATCGGCGAGGCATGGAACGAGGATAGCGGTACTCCAGTATCTATGGACAATGTTGTCACCTTGCCTGCGCAGTTACCTACACTTGCGTCAGGCTCAAACACCATAACCTATGACAACACCATAACATCATTCAAAGTCGTGCCGAGGTGGTGGAAGATATGATACCTATTCTATACGAAAAAGACGAGGTGGCATTCACTTCCAACGGACTCGGACGGCTTCGTGACTGTATCAGTTGCAAGGTCACAGAGGAACGGAACGGCATATACGAGTGCGACTTTGAATATCCGACAGACGGCGTGAGATTCGATTCCATACAGGTCGGACGGATAATCGGAGTACAGCACGACGACAATGGCGACATACAGCCGTTCGACATCGTGTCATACACCAAGCCGATAGACAAGATAGTCACGTTCCACTGCGTGCACATCAGCTACAGACAGAGTTACCTCACAATGGACACGAGTGCTATGGCGGCGTTCGGACCAGGTGCGGCGATGTCAAATATGAAGACATACGCAGTACCGACCAACCCGTTCAACTATGACACGGACGTTTCCTCGACAGCGGACTTCCTTATGTTCGACGGACAGCCGAGAACAGTAAGGTCCATGCTCGGAGGGAGTGAGGGTTCTATCCTCGACCAGTACGGCGGTGAGTTCGAGTGGGATGTATGGAGCGTGTACCTGCACAATGCGAGAGGCGTGTACAGGAACTTTGCTATCCGCTACGGCGTTAACATGACCGAGTTCAGCGACGAGACCGACTCACAGGGCACGTACATGAGCGTCATTCCGTACTGGAAGAACGGTGACGAGTATGTTATCGGTGACAAGGTCGACAGCACTGGTATCACGGCAGGCGGACACAATGAGTGCGTCCCATTGGACGTGACGGACAAGTTCGACAGCAAGCCGACAAAGGCACAGGTCGAGCAAATGGCGACAGACCTGATGCAAGCGAACAACCCGTTCCTGCCAGTACAGAACATCAAAGTGTCGTTCGTCAGGCTTCAGGACTTGGGCTATGACCAGTTCGAGAACCTGATGAAGTGCCAGTTATGCGACACGATCAAAGTGTACTTCCCTGACTACGGTGTCTCAGGCACGTTCAAGATAGTAAAGGTGGTATGGGACGTACTGTCAGACAGGTATGACGAAATGGAACTCGGTGCTCTGTCCACATCATTATCAGAGGCGCTCGGCATTCAGACGAAACTGGACACCACATCGAGCGGTGGGGGAGTGACAGGTGTCAAAGGTAATTCCGAAGGCACATACAGGACAGGGAATGTAAACCTGACCTGCGCCGACATCGGAGCGGAACCTGACATCACATCGTCCACCGATTTAACGGTCAAGTCTTTGACAATAGCAGACCACACCACAGCGATAGGCTCGACACTGACTGCGAGAAACACCAGCACTGTAACGGTAAACACATCGACAGCCACTAACATCTGTTCGCTGTCACTTCCGAAAGGGACGTGGGTTGTTTGTTGCGGTTTAAGGTGGCCTGCGAACACGACAGGGTACAGGTGCGGTAAGTTACATACCACAACAGCGTCCATTACGACCACGAACGCAGACGTCATCTTCTTTGCACAGAACATGAGCGGAACAGTGTTCCAGCAAGAGTGGACAAAGATAGTGACAGTAACAGCGTCATCAACGACGTGGTATCTGAACGTATTACAGAACAGTGGCTCACAGCTCACAATGCCGACAGGTTCAACACAGACAAACACCAACCCGTACGGCTCATACATACATGCGATAAGAATAGCATAAGGAGGCTTTATATGACAGATGCAGTAATGGTAGCGCTGATTACAGGCGGGCTCGCTATCTTGTCAAATGTGATAGTGGCGCTCATGAACAGCAAGCTACTGGTCTACAGGATCGAACAGCTCGAGAAGAAAGTCGAAAAGCACAACAACCTCGTCGAGCGGGTCACAGTACTGGAACGTGACGACGACACACAGTGGAAGCGTATCGACGAGCTGAAAGAACAGCTCAACAAATAGGAGGACATTATGTCATTTTATCGAGTAACAACACCACAGCACTCTTTTACGCTGCCATTCGATACGAGCGAGTGCAGTGTCATTCAGGTGACATACACACAGGGTACGGCTCAACTCGTGAAAGAATATGATCATGGCACTCTTCCGTCCGGAATGATACTGGACGAGGACACGGTGATAATCAACTTCACGCAGGAGGAAACAAAGCGCTTCAAGGTCGGTACGGTAAGCGCACAGGTGAGAGTGCTGACCACAGGTGGAAAGGCTTATGCCTCAAAGCAGTTCACGGTAAGCGTGAAAGCAGTAAACAACGATGAGGTCTTGGCATGATAGAGTTTGAATCACGTCACTTTGATGTCACGTTCGCTGAGGACGACTCGTTCAACTGCTCGTTCCAGGAAGAGGAAGAGTTCGATGTCGACTTCGGCGCTGGTATCGAGAAAGAGTATCACGGCGTATATGAGGTGACTCCGTCAGAACAGACTCAGACGCTTCAGACTACCAACAGGGTGCTCACGGACAATATCGTCATAAACCCGATACCAAATAACTACGGACTCATCACCTATAACGGCTCAATTATTACAGTTTCATAAAGGAGAATACAAATGGCACAGAATGTAGTGATCAATGGCGTAACGTACCAGGACGTACCGAGCGTCGAGATCCCAAAATCAGGCACAGGCACAGCATCATTCTATGACACATCAGATGCGACATTGGACAGCGGTAGCAAGATGCTGTCACCTTATACATCTTATGCCAATGGCACAAAGTACACAGGCAACATTGCCACAAAGACGCAGAGTGACCTGTCAGCCTCAGGCGCTACAGTAACAGTTCCTGCAGGATATTATGCGAGCAATGCGACAAAGTCAGTATCAAGTGGTTCCGCTACGGCTCCGGCTTCCATCACAGGGACCAGTGCGAGCGTTTCAACAGGAACCAACACGCTTACGCTCTCAAAGACAGTATCGGTGACACCGAGCGTGACAGCCGGCTATGTTAGTTCCGGAACGGCCGGCAACTCGTCAGTATCACTTACGGCTTCAGTAACAACTAAGGCTGCGGCGACTATAACACCAACAACATCCAATCAGACAATAGCATCAGGCACATATCTGACAGGCACGCAGACGATAGCAGGGGATGCTGACCTTGTGGCAGGCAATATCAAGTCAGGTGTCACGATCTTTGGTGTGGCAGGCTCACTTTCATCAGCTACCATCTCTCAGGATGGTGTGACCAAAATCCTCAGTATCAGTTAGGGGTGATAATATGGCGCAGTCAATTACCATCCAAGGCGCAACATATAATGATGTGCCTGCCATAACATTGCCAAAGAGCGGTGGTGGCACAGCGCAGTTCGATGACACCACAGATGCCGATGCAACAGCATCAGACATCAGTGCAGGCAAGACAGCATATGTGAATAATGTCAAAATCATAGGCACAGGCTCAGGCGGTGGTGGAGGCACTATCACACAGGATGCCTCAGGCTATCTGCATCTGTCAAAAGATGGAGGCGGTGGCGGTGGAGGCACTACACCTGAATGCCCTGTCACGATAAGAGCAAACATGACACAGGCAAATGCCAATTATTTCAGAGTAGTTGCACAGATGTCGAGTGGGCAGGATTATGTGTCATCAACAACATCATTATATGATTACACAAGCAATCCTCTCAGTTGTTATGCTGTGCCGAGACTCGACACTTCTGCCGAGTATGCATATCAGGTGACTTTTGTATCAACATATATGTGGGCACAGCCATCATTGAACATAAGTCAATCATCTGACTGCACACAGCTCGCAATCTCAGCATCAGGCTCAGGTAATCACTTCTGCACTATTGGATGCAAGCCAAATGCTGTGATAGTTATCAATTACACCAATTACAATTAAGGCGGTGATCAAATGAGTGACACACTAAAAATATTTGGCACTACATATTCAGGGGTGAATGGTATCATCGCCAAAGACACAACAGACACTGACATGACCTATGTCAGACCGCAGGGAAGTCAGACCATTACAACCAATAACACATATGATGTGACAAGCCTTGCCTCTGTGGTGGTCAATGTCTCAGGCAGTTCCAAGAATGTGCAGGTATTACAAAGCACAAGCAGGACAAATTCATCATCGCTGACAAAGGTGCTTGGCGATTTGACAGTGACAAAGACAGGCACATATGACATCTATTGGTCAGGCGGTAGGACAAACACATCAACAAGTTACACATGGGGCACAAGGCTCTATGTTAATGGCAGTGGCTATGGTACAGAAAATACAACATGGACTAACAACTGTCAAAGCAATCACCTGTCAAATGTATCATTGACAGCAAATCAAAAGCTGTCCATTTACGCAAGGGGCAGATCAGGAAGCTATTATACATTTGCCCCAATGCTTGTAATAGTTGAAAGTTAGGTATCAATCAGCGGGCCTCTTTTTCATTCTTACCCGCTGTTTTGATATAAAAAGCCCCGTCGGAAACCACGACAGCATCACTAAACAAGAGCGTGCACACGGCGGGGCATTTTTGTTCAGGAGGGGTATTATGAACGACTTTATGAAAGCAACTCTTATCAGATGTCTCAGGACAATGGCTCAGACGGCCATATCGGTCATCGGTACCGCTATGGTGCTCGCAGACGTGAACTGGCAGATGGTCGTATCGGCTTCCGTCCTTGCCGGTATCCTGTCCATCCTTACCAGTATCGCTACAGGTCTGCCTGAGGTCGACCTTGCTGAAGAACTGGAAGACGAAGAAGAGTTGGATGAAGACGACGAATGGTCAGGCAAAGAAGACGATATGCAGGTAGAACCATACGAAGGAGACGAGAGCGGTGAAGTGGAAGAAGAGTGATGTCCTTGCCTTAATGGTGGGACACGGAAGAAGCCTTGACGGCTCGTGGGATTCAGGCTGTGTCTATAAGGGCTACACCGAAGCGGGCCTGATGCTTCCGATCGTGAAGAGGGCGGTCAAGTGGCTGCGTAAGTCAGGCGTCAAAGTCATCACCGACGCAGATGACGCCAACAACAGGAACATGATAGCGTCCGTCCAGTGGGCGAACAACAAGGGCGCTCGGCTCTATATGTCGGTCCACTGTGACTACAAAGAGGCTCCTGCAGGCGTGGCTCCACTGTACAAGACCGAGAAAGACAAGGCGTTCGCCAACGCTGTGGGCAAGTCAGTAGCCAAGACCATGAAGATGAAGTATCGTGGCGTCTTCCACAGGCTGGATCTGTACGAGCTGAACGCTACCAAGATGACCGCTTGCATCTTCGAAACAGGCTCCATAAAGAACGACCTGAAGAAGCTCAAGAATTATAAGAAGTACGGCAAGGCACTGGCAAAGGCCATATGCAACTACATCGGCGTGCCTCTTTATGTCAGCAAGAACGTCATGATCAGGAGACGTGTCAGAGCGGTCCTTGCCAAGATGAAGGCACTCAAGTTCAAGTACAGAGTGTCCGGCAACGCTATGAGCTGGGCAGGTGCCAAGAAACAGAAGACGGCCAACTGTTCACGAATGATATCCTATGCGCTCCAGGTGGCGAAGATCCTGAAGCCTGGACAGGTGTTCTGGCTGAACGGTGACAAGGTGGTCTGCAAGGGCACAGGAACCAAGAAGGCACTGTTAGCGTCCTACAGAGTACTACACCCGCACAAGACACCGAAGAAGTGTGGGAAGACGTGTGGACTGAAGAAAGGTGACATCTGTGGCTACAGTAACAATGCGCATACACAGATGTTCGCAGGCTGGGACAGGCTCGGAAGACCACGCTGGTACTCATACGGGCCTAACGACGTGAACAGAAAACAGCCGAGACACAAGCCGTCCTACGACAAGAAGAAGATCGAGACGATTCTTAGACTTAAATAGAAAACAACTGGACGCCGAGAGACAGTCTCGGGTTCATTTCCATTTCTTTCACCCTGCAGGGGGCTTTCTCAGTTTCTCCCTCTGCAGGGGCTTTTTTGTATACAAGGGATGCCACTTGGGATGCCACTTGAAACCGTAAAAAACCGTATAAAACCGGAGTTAGGTATCGTCCTGATCAAGTTCGGAGTAAAAAAGGAGAACCCCGCAAGTGTTGATTTTTCAACGCTTACAGGGCTCCATGAGAGTGGTGCACCAGAGGCGATTCGAACACCCGACGCACGGTTTAGGAATCCGAACTAAAACGTGCATTTTTCAACATTTAGTGCTTTGGGACGCCACGAGGGTCGCCACTTACTTCAGTTTTTTCGCTGCTTCGAGCAGGCCAGTTTGGTCTACGTGGGTGTATATGTTCGCTGTCAAATCTATGCTTGAATGTCCCATCAGCTTCTGCGCTGTCCGGATGTCGATACCCTTCCGTGCCAGATCCGAACAGTATTCGTGTCTGAGACAGTATGGTACCAAGTCCGGCGCAAGTGGATAGGGTGGTATGAGCTGGTTTCTGTACAGTTTGCACCCTAAGTGGATATTCAGCTGACGCTTGAACGAGTGCCAGAGCCTGTCGTGGTTCGTTATCTTGTTCCCGTCCCGAGTGCAGGCTATAAAATCGTTTTTAAGCGTGGCTTTTATCAAGGCATATAATGAATCGGGTATAGGAACTAACCTGTCTGAAAACGCCGTTTTAGTGCCTCTGATGTGAAGCATATGGCATTTATCTACCGTCTTTATGTCACTGCCCTTGCACTCCGCAGCTTCTGATGGACGACAACCACACAGGAGCATAAGAAGATAAAGATAGTATCTCCTGTCTGTCTTGGCTACGGTCAGGACTGCTTCCCGTTCCGTTGGTATGAGCGCTCGTCTTCCAATATGTGTTCCGGATGGCTTCGACAGGAACAGAGTCGGATCGTCTGCCCTGAGGTGGTTCTCTACTGCGTGCCTGAAGAGGAACCGAAGCGCTTGATACACTTCATTGATCTGAGTCTTGCTCTTGCCTTCCTGCTTATTCAGTACCTGCTGGAGCTCCATCGGCGTGACGTCTGCTATCGACTCGTATCCGATCTCGGACAAAATACAGCACTTTACCCTGTTTAGGTACTTCTTTCTCGTGACCGGCTTCTGACCAGTCTTGTATGTTTCGATACACTTCGGGGCCCACTCATTGAGTGTGGTGTTTCCATTTATGACCACAGCGCCGCTCTCCAGTTCAGCGAGCTTCTCGGCATACTTCCGGCCAAGTTCAACAAGGTCGTCGGCGAGCACATTGTACTGGTGCCCTCTGTATGTAAAACGCTTCCTGTACTTGTACCTCTTCATCCCGCATGCCTCATGCTTTCTATCTGATCAGCCGTGTACATGCTGTCGAAGTCATGCTGGTTGATGTGCTCGATCTCGTGATCATACGCTTTCATCAGGGCGTTCTGTCCTAATTTCCCATTCACCAGTATGCAGT